ATTGATGTTGATGTTATCGACTTGGGCTTCCGTTACAGCGGAGTTCGTACCAAGTGTGACACCATCAATAGCGCCGCCGTCAATGTTGACGCTATTAGCCGCCTGAGTGCTGATCGTGCCAAGGCCAAGGTTGGTGCGGGCAGTGGCAGCGTCAGACGCTCCAGTACCACCGTCTGCAACAGCGAGGTCAGTGATGCCAGTAATCGTTCCACCGTTGATATCAGCAGTGGTAACAGTGCCAAGGTCAGTAATCGTCTGACCTGCAAACGTCGAAGTACCCGCTGCTGTAATGCCGCCGTCTTTAATCAACAAAGAATCAACGGTGACGCCGCTAGCCGCCGTTGTCTCAGAAATGGTATCAGTGGTAACAGATTGACCAGCAGTGACAATGATGTTATTAGCGCCGGTAGTATTACCGTTGGAGAGAATTTCAGACAGGGTATCAACGGTACCAACCTGGGAATCAACGTAGGTCTTAATTGCCTTAGCACTAGCAAGAGTATCGTCGCTGGCGCTAACAGTGGTAAGATCAGTATCAACGTCAGTAACAGCAGTGGCGCTGCCAATGGTCAAGCTGCTGAAGCTACCAGTTGATTGAGTAGTAGCGCCTACAGTTGTTCCGTCAATAGCACCGCCGTCGATATTTACGCTGGTGCTGTCCTGCGTAGCAATGGAGCCTAGCCCCAAGTTGGTCCTGGCAGTTGCCGCATCGGTAGCACCAGTGCCACCTTTGTTGATAGCCACCGTACCAAGGCTCATTGTAACGTCGCCAGTGGCAGCGTCTACACTCAGCGGAGCATCAGCTGACAGCGTAGCAACACCAGAAACCGTGGTGCGGAACGTAGAAACCTGAGCTTTCTTGGTGGTCGAGTCGCTAACGTCCACCATCACAATCAGGTCGTCATCGGCCATTTGTGCGGCGGTAAATTCCGTAAGTTCAGAAATTTTCTTGTTGGTAGCCATTAGCCTTAACCTTCCAACCAATCAATAAACAAATAAGCTGTCCCAGCGCTTGATATACACGCTATTTTTTCACCATCACCGGCATCAGGAGAAGAATCAGGTTTTAAGATAAAATGTTCAGCATCGCCGTTATGTATAAAAGAAGACGAACCATCTGTGGTTGCTGTTGGATTAAGGCCAATTTGAACATAGTTAAGAGGAGAACCGCTCGTGCCGTGCGACCGCACCTGAGCTATGCTCGCTCCAAACGGGCAAGTTCCAGACTGGGTGCTGGTCCCGCTTATGTCAACCCGCTCGCTTTTTACAAGCCTATGTCCAAAAGGATGCTGGCGAACCATTTATCAGCCTCCGAGCCAAGTGACGTTCACCGTAGCCGTCCCGATAGAAGCAATCTTGTCACCGTCGCTGCCGCCTACGGAGCTGGCAGGAGTAACTACAAAGTAAGCCGCGTCTGACGGCTCAATCAAAGTACCAGCTGCGGTAGCAGTCGGGTTCTTGTCGATAGCAATGTTGACATTCGCAGAAGTTGCGATGCGAGCCACGGTTGCTCCAAAAGGCGCACTGCCGCTCTGAGCAGAGGTGCCGGTGGAGGTAATGTTTTCGCTGCTGATGATGCGGTAAAAATTATTCTGATAAGCCATTTTGGTTTTCCTATGCCTTTACGTTTTCGCCAGAGGCCATTTCATAGCCAAGTTCTACGCCTCTAAGTTTTAGCTCTTCGCGCTTCAGAGCCATCGAATGCTCGATTTCCAACCGCTCCAGCTCAAGCTTAGCTGCCTTGATCTCTAGTTCCTTGGCCTTGACCTGAGCGTTCATTTGAGAAGCCTGAGCTTCCATCATAAGAGCCTGAGACTGGGCCTGAGCCAGCTGTTCAGCAGGAGTGGGCTGGGGAGGAGCAGGAGGCGGCGGGGGAGTAATGAAACGGTCTACATTTTTAATCCCCATTTCATCAGCAATCTCACGAACCAAGTTATAGACATTATCAGGATTGATAATCCCCTGCGTCTGCTGACCCACCTTTTCAACCAGAGCAGCAAAGGTGGACAGGTTCTGCGTACGAACATCCTGGTCTCCGTAGCCAATACCAACTTCGATATCAACGTCCATGTCTTCGCGCCAGCTGGACGGGTCAATCTCAAAGTACTGGTTTTGCACTCGGACAATACGCTTACGGTTTTCATACCGCTGAATCAGGTTGTAGATCGACTTGAACATATTGCGGACACCAGTGTCAGCAAAAATGCGAGCGATAAGCTCCAAGCGGCCCTGAGCGTTGCTCAGCGCACCTGTGATGGCCCCGGCAGTAACGTGGGATTTTAGAACATCCGCAGGAAGACCCTGAGTCGCGGCATTCACCCCTGTGCGGCCTGACTTGATTTTGTCCCAGTAATCCAGCATCTGAAAGCTATAGCTTTGCAGCGCCGGAGTCTGAATCGGCTGTAGTGCATTGGGCGAGCGCGTCCTGACGATACCGCCGGGGCGATTGGTCAACAGGTCGTCGATATTAACCTGACCCTCGACAACCTGGAACCTGCCGTTGTTTGCCAGATACATATTATCCAGCAGATTACGGGTCAGGGTAGAACGGATAAGCTGCACATCCTGCACGGTCTCAGCCACCGACAAGCCGTAGAACTTGTGCGGAATGGGGATCGGGCAGATGGTGCTAAACGGAATGTAGTCGATAGGCTCGATGCTGAGAACTTCGTTCCCGCTGGAGATCACCTTGTGCAACACTGCTACACCAGTGTCTTCCATGTCGAGCTTGATGTACGACTCGTAAACCTGCACCTGAGTTTCCGCATCGGTGGCGGGCTGGCCGGGGTAAACGTCCGTCGCGTCGTAGGCGTGTCGCGCCATGTACTCCATGCTGGTTGTGATATCGTCAGCGCCAGAGACAAAGCCAGGAAGACCCTCTACGATGTCGCGGTCAAAGCCCATGCTAATCAGGTCGCTCTTGGACTTGTGCGACCGGTGGCAGATGAAGCGAGCGTCGTCCAGAGACTTAGCACCCTTGTTAATCAGAAATTCTTCCGGCGGCACGTTTTCCAGAGTTACCTTGCCATGGACAGTGGTGCGTACAAAGGTGACATTGTGGAAACGCTCTTCAATTTCCTGCTCGATGATCTGACCAGTCATAGGGTCAGGCACCTGCTGAATACGAATGTTCACTTCTTCCGAGTGTTCGTCGATCTCAAGCTCAGGATCAGCCAGAAGAGCGTTAAATTCGTTGTCGGTCAGGTTCTCGTAGCTCTCTGTGGTGGTCTTTTCCACCTCTTCCCAGTAGTGCTTGACCACGCCTACCTTCTGCATCAGGGCGTCTAGGAAGAAGTTGTACAGGACCTGAAAGCCGTTATTCTGCTTGTAGAAGACATGATTGACGTACTTGGTAGCCTGTTCCGCTACGCTTTCGTCTTCAGGCCCCTCCGGTATAAACTTAACCACGCGGTCACCAGCTGTGAAGATACGCATCAGCGACGGCATCATCCACATCAGGGTGTCCTGGACATCGGTCACAACAACCTGAGAACGGCCATCCTCTTCGTTGCCAAACGGTTCGCCGTAGAAATACTCGATAGCTTTTTCACGCTGAGAGCTAATCTCAGAGTCCATGTAAGTCGAGCTTTCGTTGACTTCCATGTCAACTAGCGCGGCAATCTCTGTATCGGTAAGCTGTGTTGCCATTTACTTTTTCCGCTTCTTAGGAAAACCGGCTTTCATGTTAGCGTAGGCTTTCGGAGAGATCGTGCTTTTAGACTTAGGGCGAGAAATACCCTTCCGTTTACGAGCATTGATATTGGCGTAAAGCCCCTTTTTAGCTGGCATCTAGTAACCTTTTTTCTTCTTGCTCATGCCAGCTTCTGACATGGCGATTGCAATAGCCTGTTTACGAGACTTCACCTTTGGACCTTTTTTGGAGCCAGAGTGCAGCTTTCCAGCTTTGTACTCTCGCATAACCTTGGCTACTTTTTTACCGTTCTTCTTAGCTGCCATCAGACAATTCCCTTACTGGCGTATTCTATTTTGGAGTCAAATCCGTATTTTCTAAATACCGTCTGGTTTCTCATCCGCTCGCCGTAGCGTTCTACAGAGAGAGCAGCGTAGCGCATGGAGCTTAGAAGGTCGTCTTTGATCGGCACCACTCGTCCATTTTTTCGATGGTAGAGGCGCAGCTCTTCAAGAGTTTCAACACAAGAGTTAAAAATTTGGAGGCGACCAGTTTCAAAGCGTTGCAGCAGGATGCTAATCCCTGCTTCAAGTGAGTTATTACCATGAGTTTCCCCGTTAGCCGGTGGGTTAGAAAAATGCTGAGCCAGCATATAAACGCCAAGGTCTCTGTACTGCTGCGCTAGTTGTACCCCTGAACCTTTGTCGTGCTGTAGCCCGTCGTGCGGAAAAGCTACAGGAATGCCGGGAGTTCTAGCATTAATGACCGCCGCGTGAGTCAGAGGAGTTTCCTTGCTACGGCGGTATTCGTCGTAGATATATATAATATCGTTGTCTGGATCGTAAGCTGCCCAAGATACCGCCGTTGGATGGTCATAGCCAAAGTCGATAGCCGCCAGCCTGGGAAAATGCTCAGATAGCTCAAACTCTTCGCAAACTACCTGCTCTTCCGAGACAGGGTAGACCAATCCTGAACCAAAGACCGGAATACCCTTGGAACGCATATCGCGCTCTGCCGGACTATACACCGCCAGTAGCTGCTCCTTGGTCTTCGCGTCCAGATGCTCTACATCGTCCCAAGTGGCAGTGATCAGCGACTGACCCGGTTTCAGCTCGTTCATAAAAGAGCTAACTACCGAGGTCATCCCCTTTTCAGGGGTAAAGGTCATGTAAACTACACCATCTGTATCGGCTGTTCGCGTGATGCACTGAGAGAAAATCTCAGGGCGCGGCTCTTCGTCCAGCCAGACCACATCTATCGCTTCGCCCATGAACTTCTCAAATCCCTGTTCATAGGCTTTAAAACTAATCTGCGAGTTTCCACCAGACTTATGCTTGACAAGGGCGGCGCTAAAAGCGTTGGGAACGCCAGGTTTACGCACTGTGTCCACTATACTGTCTAGCGGGATGGCCCCGGTTCCCTTCTGAGTAGGGTCCTGCGGAGGGCCGAAAAGTTCTTTTTGAATAATATCTCTGGTCGTGTCGTTAGACTCGCCAGCTACCCATACTCTGACCGGACGATCAAATCTACGCCCTTCCCACCAATCAGGATACTCGCCGGTCAGGTGGTACGCCGTTTCCGCCGCCCCACAAAAGGTCTTACCGACCCGGTTAGCAGCCATCAAAATACGCTGCCGACAGTCTTCCCCCTCATGGTGAAACTTCACCTGATACGGATAAGGGGCATACTGTTTAATTCTGTTGGTCTTGATCCGTCGCTGCTTCTCTTTGAGAAGTTCTAGCGCCTTAGCTTGACTGTTTTGAGTTGGCAAATTTTACCACTTTCTCGTCTTTGAGAAGCTCTGACAGCTGCTTTTCCAGCTCTTCGTCAGTTAGCTCCGTAGCATCCTTAATGACTCGCTCCTGCCGCTGTACCGCGTCGTAGCCAGCTCTAGATAGGATGTCTCTGGCGGCATTCAACCTTACATTCTCCGAGTCAGCCGTCTGCATGAGCTGTTCGAGAACATTGAGAGCCAATGTTGCGGTCTCGGAGACTCGATCCTTAATTCGCCTCTCGATGTGCAGCCAGAGGTGCCGCTGAAGCCTGAGCGCCCTGGGGCCAGCTTTGGTCTTGGAGTAGCCAGCGTGAATAAAGGCATCTTGAGCCGACATCTTGCCGTCTACGAGAGCGTCGATGAAACCCTCTTCAAGCTCCGTCAGCTCTTTGTCAATCGGCTTAGGATTTTTGTAGTCTACAAAGATACCCAAAATTATCTCTCCAGTGAGGATTACCCCTTACTGTTATTATAAGTGGAAAACTATGGTGTGTCAATGGTGAATAATGGTGATTTTCAATTTTTCCCCCAGAATGAAGGCACAGAACAAGCTTAATATTTCCTCCGATGGGGGGGTCACGCGGTTTCATTAGTATTCTAACTAATCAACATTGTACACAATTGTAAACCATTCGCAACCTAATAATGCAGCAATGTTGACCAATGGTGACACCTGGGCAACACTGTTGCACAATTGTAACAATGGTGTTGCCGGGGCCAATGGTGCAACACTGGTGTTGCAATGTTGAAAAAATCTTAGAGAGAGGGAGAGAGGGCGAAAGGGATATATAAAGATATCCTAATATATTGATATGTTTAGGCGGTACTATATTACCGCATAGGGCTAGAATGGCCAGAAAGGCACCCTACAGCGCCTTCTTTTCTGGCGTAGGGAATGATACCGGGCACCCCTTAGATGGACACTGTAGAGCGCTCTCTGAGCCTGGAACAGACCAAGAACAAACTAAGGCAAATGTTGCCTTAATTGCGCCACAATTGGATTTTATCTGTATCAATATCGAACACAACCCAAGCCGGAGACACGCAAAATGACAAACGCAACCATGGCCGCCGAAAAGAACAACGCCCGCAAACGCGCTTTTATGGAAGGGGCCTCGATATGAGAAACGCAAAGGGCACTCGCGCCAACATGAACACGTTTTGCCGTTCTGCCGCTTTCAAGCTTGGATATTCGGATTACATAGCGGGCCGCGCCATGCGCGAACAATGGGACCTAGACAAGCAAGAATATAAACAGGAGCGGGCCTCTTGGCGTTATGAACGTGGACGCTTGTTTGGCGCATGGTGTCAGGCCCGAGCCAAGGCTCAAAACAAGGCGTTGCCCGCTAAAATTAACGGCATGGACCTAAAAAGCATTGTGCGCTATTTTCAGGCCGCTTTGGAAGACAACTCCATAATTTGAAAGGAAGCGATCATGAAACACAAACACAGCCCCATTGAACTGCCATGTGAAGTATGTCACGCTTGGTTTGACTTACACCAAGCGCCGCACGATTGGGTGCAGGAGCGCCTTGTATGCGGCGATTGTCTGTCGGCCTATACCGAGGACGAATTGATTGAAATGCTGGACGGGGAGGAAAATTGAAAATGAAAATTCTTGTCGCCTGTGAATATTCCGGCACGGTTCGCGACGCATTCCTGCGCCGTGGTCACGATGCAATATCCTGCGACCTG